ACACTACGTCCGCCAGGTCCTTCAACGGCGCCCAATCTGTCAAATGCAACTTTTCGCCATGCAAGTGCATGGTAAAAAGCCATAAAATGAGAAACAGGAGATCATTCAATCTTTCAAGGAGAGCCCCATATATACCTCGCGTACGCGGGCGTTTTATAAGGAGAGAGGTATCCCCCTATAACTATAATAATAATTGAATGATTATACATTACCCATACGTCTCAATGGGTTGGCGGATCAAAAGTTTCAATCGGACCGCTTGAAGCCCAAGAAAGATCTCGGACGGCGCCCCCTGTCCAGATGACGACCTGACCAGACCCATCTTCGGGTTCGGGCGAGCTCCCAGCCTTCACCGGCCAAGCGCCTCGCCCCGACCGCCCAAAGTGAAGAGGAGGTCGGCTTGACCCTGTCAGAATTGCAGCCCGATGGCTGCGCCAATGCATCCGAAGCCCAGCTCGGCGGGACTATCACCCGCGGAGCATTTCTCGCCCTCGACCTTGGCACCAGCGCCGGCTGGGCACTTCAGTCGTCCGGTGACCACATCAGCACCGGCACGGTCTCGCTGAAACACACCCGCTACGACGGAGGCGGTATGCGGTACCTCCGCTTCCGGCGCTGGTTGGAACAACTCGACATCGATGCCGGTCCGATCGAGGCGATATACTTCGAGGAGGTCCGTCGGCATGTCGGCACTGACGCGGCCCATGTCTATGGCGGCCTGCTGGCCGTGCTCACCGCCTGGTGCGAGGAACATCTGGTCGCCTATCAGGGCGTTCCTGTCGGCACGATCAAACGGTTCATCGCCGGAAAGGGCAATGCCGACAAGGCGGCAGTAATCGCAGCTGTCCAGGCCAAGGGCTTTTCACCCGGCGATGACAACGAGGCTGATGCCATCGCCATCCTGCTCTGGGCCCTCGAGACCCGCGGAGGTGTCCGGTGAGCGCGGCTGGGTTCCTGAAGCGCGTGGCGCAGGTGCTGGAAGATCGCGGTGCTGCCTACGGCGATCCCAAGACCCAGATGGAGGCAATTGCCCAGCGGTGGTCCACCACCCTCGGCACGCCGGTGACCGCCCATCAGGTCGCACTGTGCATGATCGACCTGAAGCTGGCGCGGCTGGCGCATGACCCCAACTACGCCGACGGCCCGATCGATGTTATCGGCTATGCTGCGCTTATTCCGGAGATCGTCCGTGGCTCGCGGTCGTAAACGCAAGGCGGGCCGCCGCCACCCCTCCGGCAAACTGGTCCAGCCCGGGAAGGCTGAAACCCAGCGCGAGGCAACAGCAACCGTGCTTGAGGCCCGTCAGCGCCATTACGGCGTGACCGCCAGGCAGGCGAAGGACGAGCGGCTGGGCACGGCGCTGGGTCGGCTGGCGTTTGCAGGATCCGTCTCAGCAGAGCAGTTCGCTGCCGGTGAATTGTACGGGGATATCATGGCCCGGAACCGCGGGGTCATGGGGCTGCCCCGGATCCACCCGCATTCCGCCGCTGGCTTGATGTTGGACGAAGGCATCTTCGGTCAGAACACGAACGTGCACGAACCCGAGTTCGTGGAGAGGGTCCGGCGCAAAGCAGCAGCAGCGATACTGATGGTCAGGACCTCAGACAGCGACGCCCCAGCTTCGGCAGGTCGCAAGCCGAGTGCGCTCGTGCATGCGGTCGTGTGCTACGAGACGGACGCCACCACATGGGGACAAGCTGACCTGCGAAACCTATGTCACGGCCTTGACGCTCTGTGCCGGCTGTTCCGCATTGTCAGCGACAGTTGATGACAGTTACTCTCCCCTAGCAAGAGAAGTAACAAACTGATTAAATTGAATAAAATGCACATATCTATTGACCGGTATTTGCAAATGCTATAGGCCTTCCGAAATATAGAGATGCGAATTGCGCCCGGGACCTAACGGCTTCCGGGCGTTTCTCGTTGCAGGCGTTGCGCGATGGCTGACCGACTTCGGGGACGCCAAGCAGTTGCGCAGCGCCTGCATCGCCTAAGGGCAGAACCGCTCTGCCGAGATTGTGCCACCGCCGGGTTTGTCCGCGAGGCAACCGTACCTGACCACATCGTGCCGCTAGTCCATGGCGGATCGGACGAGGACAGCAACATCCGCTGCCTCTGCACCGACTGCCACGCCAAGCGGACTGCCGAACAATTCGGCCATCGCAGGACGGTTCCCGTGGGTCCCGACGGGTGGCCGATCGAGTGCCCACCCCGGGGGCGGGTTGAAAGTCTGGCCCCTCGGCGGGGAAACCGCGCATGGTCCAAAAAACACGCAACCGCGAGTTAGCGACCGGGGGTCAAAATCTGGAAAGTCCAGCAATTCCGTCTATTTGACTGGATAGCAGATTCGAAAAGAGCGTTAGTCGTTTCACCAAAACGAAAGCGACGCAGATGACCAAGTCTACCCTTCCAACCGCCAACGAAGCCTGGGGCTTCTTCGGCACCACAGGCGGTTTCGCGGACGCCCAGGCAGCTTGGGCCATCGCGTTCCCCGCGGTCGCGAAGGCCACGAGCGGCACCGACGAAGGGGTTCGGGATTTTCTCGACAGCCGGCACGGACGCCACTTTGCTGACGATGTGCACAACGGCATCCACAGCGGCATCGACCTCAAGGCTGCCATTGACGCGGCTATCACCCGCTGGATGGGCTGGACCATCAACCGCGGCACTTCGCGTGACCACGGCATTCCGGTCGGACTGCCTTACCTGACCGGATTTGTCGGCCTCTACGAAATCTTGGCAGACGCGGAATGAGCGCGTGCGTTACCAGCACGATCCGCCTTGCGATCCGCACGCTGCCGGAGAACTTCGACCGTAGCCGAATTGGTGTGGTGCTCGAGACGATCGAACAGGAACTTTACGAAAGTGGCGTTTACGCCAGCGCAAGCGCTGACAGCTTCTCCATCGAAATCACGGTCCGGACCGACCAGTTGCTCGACACTGCCAAGGTACTGAACGAGCTCGAACTGGTCTGACCCGAGGGCAATAGCCCCCCAACTACCCTTCGACCTGACATTTTGACCACGCGCCGCGAGCCTGAAGGCTTCCGCGGCCAAACGCTATCCAAGGATATCTATGGATCAGAACTGGCCGGCCCAGAGCAGTGAGTTCTGGCCGATAGAGAAGATCACGCCCTATGCGCGCAACTCCCGCACGCACTCTGACGAACAGGTTGCGCAGATCGCGGCCTCAATCCGCGAGTGGGGCTGGACCAATCCGATCCTCGTGGATGAAGATGGCGGGCTGATTGCTGGCCATGGACGTCTGCTTGCTGCGCGCAAGCTGGGGCTGACGCAGATTCCGACCATGGTCGCAAAGGGCTGGAGCGAGGCCCAGAAGAAGGCCTACGTAATCGCCGACAACAAGCTGGCTCTGAACGCCGGCTGGGATCTCGAGATGCTGGCGGTCGAACTCGGCGACCTGCAGGGCTTCGACTTCGACTTGATGTTGACGGGGTTCTCGGACGACGAGCTGTCGAAGCTGCTGGCCGAAAAAACTGACGGGCTGACCGACCCCGACGAAATCCCTGAAGTCCCGATCGAGCCCGTCGCCAAGCCTGGCGATGTCTGGCTGCTTGGCAAGCACCGGCTGGTCTGCGGCGACAGCACAGATGCCGACACCGTCGCCAAGGCGCTGAACGGCGTCACGCCACACCTGATGGTCACCGATCCTCCCTACGGCGTGGAGTATGACCCCGGTTGGCGCGAGAAAGCTGGGGTCGCTGCTTCCGGCACTGCCAAGGGCAAGGTGCTGAACGATGACAAGGCCGACTGGCGCGAGGCCTGGGCACTATTCCCAGGCGATGTTGCCTACGTCTGGCACGCTGGCCTGTTTGCCGGTGTTGTCGGCGACAGCCTGGCTGCCTGCGACTTATTGCTCCGTTCCCAGATCATCTGGGACAAGGGCCAGCTGGTCCTTTCCCGGGGCGACTATCACTGGGAGCACGAGCCTTGCTGGTATGCCGTCAAAAAGGGCGCAAAGGGCCACTGGGCCGGCGACCGGAAGCAGACTACGATTTGGCACATCCCCAAGCCGAAGAAGAACGAAACCGGACACGGCACCCAGAAGCCTGTCGCGTGCATGAAGCGGCCGATCGAGAACAATTCCAGTCCTGGTCAGGCCGTCTACGAGCCGTTCTCGGGCTCGGGCACCACCATCATTGCCGGCGAAATGACCGGCCGCTCGGTCCACGCGATTGAGCTCAACCCCGCCTATGTCGATGTGACCATCAAGCGCTGGCAGGATTTTACTGGCAAGGCTGCAACCATCGAAGGCGATGGCCGGACATTTGACGACATCGCTGGGATCGTCAGCAGCGATGCCCCCGCCAATACCGATCCCATCGGAGAGCCCACCCACCCCTGACCATGGCGCAAGAGATATCGCCAGATTTCGGGGACACGCACCAGGCAGCCGTCCGCGAACCACCGGCACCACCTTCTGAACGGCACTGCATTGCCGGACCGCTTACAAGAATATGCCCTTCACGCGACACGCCGACCGGGCGACCGATCAGCCTGACCAGCGCATCTCGAGCTTCTTCCGCTGAGGCACGCGGACATGGTTGATTGGACCTGCAGCTGCCGTCCGCTTCGCGGGCAGCGATGCCGGACAGGCGGATGCGCGGACCTTCGGCGCACCAGACCGGCCCATCGCCGTCCCAGACCCGGGTCGGCGTGCAAGTAAACGTTGTGCCCTGCGGTGCAATCACTGCGGCGGCGGCCATGATCAGAAATTCAAATATCGTCGTGTCCTCGGATTTTGGAGGCTTGGTACCGGTCAGGCGCGAGACATAGAGGAAGGCGCTCGGCCATGAAACCCGGCACAAAACCCAAGCCTACCCATCTCAAATTGGTCACCGGCAATCCCGGCAAACGGGCGCTGAACCGCAAAGAGGCCAAGGCCAAAGCGGCGATACCCGCTCCGCCAGTCCACCTCACGGCCGACGCGGTCGAGGAATGGAACCGGGTCGCAACGGATCTCTACAATCTGGGCGTTCTCTCCGAGATCGATCGGGCGGCACTCGCGGCCTACGCCCAGGCCTACGGCCGCTGGGTTCAGGCCGAGCGGGCGATCGCCAAGATGGCCGAGAAGGACCAGCTGACCGGCGGTCTGATGATCAAGACATCGAACGGCAACGCGATCCAGAACCCGCTGGTGGGCACCGCCAACAAAGCGGCTGCGGACATGATGCGTTACGCTGCAGAATTCGGGATGACGCCCAGTGCCAGGAGCAGGATCGCGGCCGCGCCGCCAGAGGAAGGCGGAGACCCCGCCGACCGCTTCTTCGCCTGATCGGACTTTGGCCTATGCCGAGGCGGTCATATCTGGTGAAATCTTGGCCGGTCCGCACGTTCGCAACGCCTGCCACCGGCATGTTGCGGACCTAAAGCGCAAGGATGGCATCT